ACCAATTGTAACAGACTCAACTTCAGCAGCTGCCACAGATGTGGCACCACCACCCAAGATGGTTAATTTATCACCAACATTATAAGATGCACCAGTTCCAGTAACTAGAATTGTTGTGAGAATTGAAAACGTATCTGCATTAAGAACAATCTTTATTCCATTTGGATCAATAATATCAGTTACAATTTGTTCACCATTGGTAAATATACCACTCAGAGTTTTTTTATCCATGAACAGTTCAAATGGTAAACCAAAATTCAAACGGTCCGTAATAATTCTTTTTGTTGCACGTTCAATAACTGCAATTGCACCAGAAGTTACACCAGTAACTTTTCTGTTGTTTAGTAATGTAACATCAAAGTTACTGTAAACTGCTTTAATCTGTGAGTTTGCAGCTGGTGCAGAATTGAAAACTAATTTACGAGATTCTTTTCGTATACTGTAATCAGTACTGTATACTTTTAATACACCATCAACATACACAGAAACTTCATCAGTATTTACTGGTTGCGCCAAATAGAAAGTAGTATTTGCACCTGTGCCAGTATACACACTACGAATACCAGTTTCTAATTTTAAAATATTGTCAACTGTCCATTGGCCATCTGAAACTTTAAGAATGTTATTTTTTGGTAAAATAACTTCAACTTCATCACCAAATAACAGTCTGAATAAAAGTTTAAAAGACTTCTCATTACCTCTTGCAAGATAAAGAGGCAATACATTCTTAATTAGTGTTTCTTTATTAACTTGTACATCTCTAGGAATAAGAGCTGCGTACATATTAAAGAAACTTTGCTCAAAGGTACTAATAGATGCATCAACATCTGAAAGGTATCTTAAATCTTTACCTAATGATAATACATTATTCTTTTGAGTGCCTTGAGATTTTTCTAAAAACTCGTAGTAAGCTTCTAAAAATGAAATGAATATGGGATATTCGTCCCGAACAAATTCAGGAACTTGTTTACTAACAAGTAATGAGGTTTTGTAATCAGACATTAAATTTTAACTAAGTCTACTGTTATTGCTGTTGGATCTGTCTCATCAATTGTAATAATTGTGTTTCTGATTGTCTCAACAATACCCTTTTCTGATTCGATAGAAATGCGAATATATCCATCTGCCGAATCAACAGATAAAATATTAATGTCATAAATTTTAATTATGCCATTATCATAGTCGATATATCCAACATTATTATCTATAACCTGTCTTTCAGCATTTGAATCGTAATATATAGTTCTTAATGTTCCAACACGACCATCAATGATAGCGACAGCACTTGCGCCATAACCACTGCCACCAGAGATAGTTACAATAGCTCTAGTGTAGTCTGTTCCTCTTTTAATAATATTAATAGCTTGAACTCGACCATTCAGAATTACAGCTTCTGCTTCTGCACCAGATCCATCACCAGTAATTGTTACAGTTGGTGCAGTAAGATAGCCACTTCCAGCATCAGTTACCTGAATTGAATTAATACCAGAATATGATTGTGGAATTTCATCAAGTACTACTGTTCGTTGTACTCCATCCATATCATAAACATTAAATGATGTAGATACAAGCTTGTTTGTGATTGTACCACGCTGTAATGGTGCATCATAATTAATCGTATAATTTTTACTTTGATTTAAAACTGGTAATAATCTTTTCTGTAAACGGACAATAGTTTCAGAACCCACTATTGCATTTAAGTTTGAGCCGTCAATGTTGTCTTGTAATTTAGAAAGAATGAATCTTGCACCAAACTTGTTTAAGTTAATATCTCTGTAACTAATAACTGAATTGCGAATATCAACTTTAATAGCATCAGCACTTACTGTTGTTTTTCTTGGATCATATTTAACATAACTGTTTACCAATAGATACAAATATTTTGGATCAACAAGTTGCGTTTGAATGGCAACAATTGATTTTGGTTTTACGATATCGTCAATAATTCTTTTCTTTTCTGTCTCTGAAATATAATAGTCTTTTTTAGGTTTGATTGAAACAAAGACTTTACCATAAACAGGAGGAATTTCATCTTCACCACCCCAAACAGAAATAGAATCTAGAGCTGGATAATTCTTCTGAATATAGGTTTCATAATCTTTAAATGTTACCAGTCTATTTTGTGTAGCAAATTGCGCCGCTGAACTTTGTTTAATTGAGTCAACTGTTTCTCTATCAGAACCTCCAGCTGCTGTGTTTGTAACAGTAACAGTAAAAGCACTATATCCATTTAATGTTGCTGTTGGTATAATAGTATCAACACCATTAGCTAAAGAACCATTAGTTGTGAGGTAAGTCATTGTAACAATTGATCCATCATCAATCATTTTACCAATAACATCATCTCCAAAATAAATTTGAAATTTACCATTTCTATGTTCTTGTAAAAAATAAACTTGTGACTCAGCAGTAACATCTAAAATATCAGTTACTTGATTATAAACAACAGTTTGTGTATTTGATGCAGAAGGCTTAACAGAAATTTTAATTGTATTTGTATCAACATTAGCATCAGGAATAACAAACGACTGTTTTGGATTTGCTGAATTATTTTGTGTATATTGATATGTTACCAGTTGTCCTTCATAGAATTCTATATCCTCAAAGAAGTAATTTTGACCACTTTTTGTAACAGTTACGTCATCTAATAATACAAAATTGTAGGTAGAATTGTCAATTGCATTTGAACCAAAAGAAAATCCTCTTGGCATAGTAATACTATCTGCTGTTGTTGTGCCACTATTTAAAACTACATTACAAGTAATTCTAGGCGCTGTAATAGAATAAGGAGTATATCCTAAAGTTTTTGCATGTGATACAACTGAATCTCTAAGAATGGCAGAATCTAAAAACGATTCGTTAGCTACCATGTTTAAATAGTATGCATTATAATGTGTATTGTAAGCTAAAACATCTAATAAAACACTAAGACCTGACCCCTCAAAGTTATAGTCTGTGAATTGTGATTGTTGCTGTAAAAAAGACTTTAGGTTTTGTTTGATTGAATCAAAGTCTAATTCAGCAATTTCTAAACGGTTTGTTGCCATTATCTTGCCCGTTCAAGGAAAAATTTAATTGTTACTGGATCTGTTCTGTTAATAATATAGAATTCAAGATTTATTTTATAACCATTGTTATCATAGTCTGGAATCAATTGTAGTTTTGAAGTTGAAACCCGAGGTTCAAAGTTACCAATAATTGTTTCCATCTCTCTTTGTATAGCCGCAGAAGACACATTGTCTAATGGTTCAAACAATAGTTTTTTGAGGTTACTGCCAATTTCTGGTTGAAATGGTTTTTCGTAGTGGCCAAGAGACATTAAATTCTTTAAAGAATTAATAACTGCATACTCAGCAACGTGTTTATTAATATCCTTTTTAATAGGATGTATCTTAAACGATAAGTCTAAGTCTCTATATTCTCTCGAAATGTTTGTATTTACATATGCCATAGCTTATTTATAACTTACTTTTGAGTTTATCTGTGCCAACAAAATTATCTATTAGATGTAAAGAAATCTTTGATAGACTATTAAACTTTGAAATCTGATTGAACTTAGTCATAGTTTCCATAGATTTTCTAAAGAAGTTTATATCGTGATTATATCTGTCATTGATAAGATTATAGCAAGTTGTTACATCTGTCTGAATTGTACTAATTTGAGTTGCCGATAAATTTGTTGTATAAGTGTAAGTTGGAGCATCTTCATTACCACCTACTTGGATAGTAATGCTATTCTTAATTCTTAATGCACCATCATTAATCTTAATCACCAATACACCAATTTCATCACCAATAAACAGACTTGTAAATGCACCGAGTGCAGCTGATGCATCATTTTGACCATCATATCTGCTTGTTAGTTGCATCATGTATTCACCAATTGCCAAACCACTATTAAAATCTGGAAATGATGCGCTGGTTGATGCAGTCACACCAGAAATATTATTTGTATGTTTAACGAACAATTCAATAATTCCAGTAGTGTGTGTTGTAACAATTGGCGGATTTTCAGCATCACCAGTTGTTACATCATAACCAGCTATTAGTCCAGCTGTAGTTTTAATAGTTTCCAAACCAGTTACAGCATATGATGATGTGTACATTGTGTTGGCAGCATTTCTAATTTCTGTTGAAATTGATGCCATTGGATTTTGAAAATACCCCCCAATATCATTATTTGCAACAGCATCGAATTGCCATTTTTTATACATCGATGGTTGTTTTTTAAGAGTTTTTCCAATGTCACCATATGGATCTAAAGCTTGTTGAAACTTCTCGTTACTAAAATTTAATCCTAAATTATCTATAAGTCTTGGCATAGTATCCTCATAATGCTAAAGTTGTAAACGAACCTGTGACGATGTTATGTCCACAGGTCTCAAAATCACCCATATGTACGGCGGGGATGCCATTGAACAGTACCATTCCAGGAGATGGTATTGCAAATCCTGGAAAAATAAATGGTCCGTGCGGGTGCGGCGATGACATAGAACCAGCAATCAAAGCTGGTCTTCCATTCGCAAGAATGTTTGGATGTGGGAATCCATGAATTCCTCCACCCCAATTAACATCACCCATGCAAGCTATTGGTCCTGGCATATTATACTTTCATTGATTAATTAATTCTTCATTATCTTTAATTCCTATACTAGCTAAAGGCGCAATTTTAGCTTGATTATCCGCATAGAAATTTTTCCATGAAGTTGTAATTCCATCTTTAATTATAGTTTTAACATCATCTAATGTAGAACCATTTTGTCTAGCTTCAAGAGCAGAATTAGCAACTTTATCGATAACATCATCTTTATTTTGAAACACCCATTCATCAGCAACTTTATTTGCGGAATCAGCTAAATTTTCTTTACCATCTTCTGCTAAACCAGAAGCGCTTTCTCTGATTGCGGAAACATATCCATCATATGTATCTGATAAATTAGCTTTTACTTCATCTAAAATTCCAGTATTTTTAATACCTCTAGTGAATGCATCAGAAACACCTTTTGCACCAGAATTTACTACACCACTAACAGCTGCAGCAGCTTGACCTGGAATCGCTTTTGCTTGATTCAACATAGTAGAACCAGTTGCAAAAACAGCTTGTGCAGCTGCAAATTTATCTTTTAGAGATGCATTTGGATCTGATAGTATATCAAATTTACCTTCTAAAACAGTCAAATTAGCTTTAAGTGGACCTGTTATATTATCAACAGAACCTTGCAATTGGTCTGAAATATTAGTTGATAAACCACTCAACTGGTCTTGTATATTAGCAATCATTTCTTCAGCTTTACCGGTAATGTTTTCAACAACACTTGCTGCTTGATCCGCATCAACTAAATTAAAAAATTCTTCATTAGTCAGTTCGTTTACATTATCGAGTTCACCAACATTACCTAAGTTAGCTTCAATTGAGCCTAAACTTTCAGAAAGTGTATCAGAAACATTTTCACCAATTGTCGAAACTTCATCGGCAAGATTTTCAACAGAGATATCTACACCACCCAATGGATCAATAGCGCCATCTATTAGACCATCATCAAAACCCTCTATGGGTTCAATTTCCACCCCAGCTGGATCAATACCTTCTGGGTCTAATCCAGGATCACCCCCAACAGGTGCACCAAGTAGATTAATTAATGATCCGTTAATGTTTGTAAGTCCAGTCGAACCCATAGTCAAAGCTGTAGTTCCAGTAATAGATGTTACGAGCATTCCACTAACTTTTGTCGTCAGTCCACTAACTGATGTTTGTTGTGAAGTTAACCCTCCAACAGAAGTCTTAGTTGTTCCAGAAAGAGAAGCTGACATACCTTTTGCAGAGAATGAATCACTAGCATTTAAACTGATAGTTTTAGCTTTAACACTAAAAGCACCATCTGCGGAAAATGATATATTCTTTTTAGATTTAAAACTAATATTACCATCAACCTCTACAGTCATATTGCCTTGTACATAAAGACTGTAGTTACCGCCAATTGTATCGTTTTTGTTTTTTACAATTTTAAAAGCGCCAGAACCATCTGCTTGCAATTCAATGTAACTACCTTCTCTATGATATAAATGAACTCTTTCTTTTTTAGGAGTATCATCAAATTCCATCGCATGACCAGATTCAGATTCATATACATTATTATATGGATACTTTGCAGCGTAAGTTGGATCTAATTCAAACGGTCCAAGTTTATTAGTTTTTTTAGTTTGAACAATTGTTTTACCAATACTGTCAGAATCATTTCGTGCAAGTCTTGATGTTGTTGGTTCATCCAAAACTCTAGGATAGTTTGTTGGATTCTCACCTGGTTTTACTGGCGCATTTTTTAATTGCGTTGTAGTTCTAGGGTCATTAAAACCTTGTTGTGGATTAGCTGCACTCAAAGGAATGCCAGGCAAAACACCCATCATAACTGGACTTTGAGCACTTTCTCCATCGATAAAGAAACCAACAACCATATCACCTTCTTTTGGTGCATATGGATTAGTATTGTTTATCGGTGTCATTTGTTGTGACCAAGGAAGATGTTTTGTAGGCAAATCAGTTTTACTGGGAGAGTGCCACCCAACAATTCGAACTCTACATCTTCCTAATTTTAATGGATCTTGTCTATCTTCGACAACACCCATCCACCAAACAAAACCATTTAATCCAGCAAAATCTTTATTCATATTTAAAATCCTGTCCAATCTCCATAGTCTACTGACGCCTCTTTAAACTCAGGGTTAGCTGAAGGTGTATAAGGCATGTCACTAGAATCTCTTGCCACTTCAAGAAGTGTTTCGTGTCTATCATATCTTATGATATGCCTTGTTCCAATAATAACATATTTACCATACAATGTTCTATCATAGTTATCACCACCAGAACAGAAACCACCATCATCATGTGTAGCACGATTAGGTATCTTTAAAAATAAACTAAAACCAGAACTAACAGCGAAATTACCAGGAAGTACTACACGAACTCTTTGTTGTAATAGATTCTTTAAAATAGCTTTACGTTGAAAAATAAAATTCTGTGTATCCTGTAAAGTATTAATAGAATTTGGATCGTTCTTCTTTATATATTGACTGTATTTTTGACCTTCACTAAAGATAGATAATGTCTTTCTAGATCCATATGCCTCAAATGACAATTGATTATTCCTATTCAAAATACCACCTGGCAAATTTGGCGTATCATTACCATGACCCATTTTATCTTGTATATCAGAAAATGTAATATTTTTACTTTCTACTTTACGACAAATAGGATCGAATCCAATAAATTGACCAGCAGCAACACCAGATTGTGTAGAATCTATTAAATCATATTGTGATATAACTTTAACATCTCTTGCACCAGTTAATTCATCACCAACAGAATCGGTTATGTTTTTTGGATCAAAGTTAACTGTAAATAATTCTTCAGCTTGTGATAAAGTTGATAATGAAACAAAATTAAATCCGTTTCTATTTTGAAAAAATAGAAAATCTGGTACATATTTTTCATTTACAGCTCTTTTGGACATCCACTCTATAGCTTGTAGTGGTGTTATATTTGGAACAACAAAGTCTTTAATACCATATGAAAAATCATAAAATGATTTAGAAAAAGAACTATGTGGAATTTTCAATTTATCTTGCATAATTTTAAGTGCAATTTCGGTATATGTTCCATTATAAACTTGATTTAATGTTTGTTGTTCAGATAAAAAATATTCATCAGAAACAAAATGTAGGTTATACATCTCACTTGTTTGATTAATATTTTTTCTATCGGCAAGTTTGTATATTCTAAATGATTTTCTAAATCTCAATTCATCTTCATCTTTACCAATATCAATTTCTATAAACTCACTACCATCAAGAGATAGTTTACTAGCTAATCCGTTAGCATCAGTAATTAATATTTGACCAGAAATACAAGGTTGAAGAATCGAATCAAAAATGCTCAATTCTTCAAATATACCTTGTATATTTAATTTGCCACCTTTTGTAACAATATTGAGTTCATTTATTTTAAACTCGGTGGTTTCTGAAATACTAAATGCCATAATTAATTAGTCGTACCTGTTGTCGAAGAAAGTCTTTTTATTTCTTGATCCAAAGGATATATAAACTCTTTTTTTAGTAATTTGATTTTTCTTTTTTCTTCATTAGTATCAAATTCATAATCATAGTATGTTCTTGTTTCTTTGGTCAATTCAATAATGACAGAATTACCATCAGATAAATTTAATCCTGTTGTGTATATTGATGTATTTGCATATGTGTTGGCATCTGTTTCTGTTTTATCAATTGTGATACCACCAGT